TATTACTCCAAACTTATTCACAAATGCTACTTTGTAAGGTGTGTATTTAGGCTCACATATACAAAATATCTCTAAGTTAATAACTGTTCCATTTGTAGTAGTTAGTACTACCTTGTTATATGGTGCCGATGGAGATGAAGGGTTTATAACTACATTGCTACTTGCATTTTTTAAGAATGTCATATCTGCTTTTAAAGCAGTAGTACTTGCTCTGTATTCAGTTGTATCTACAGTTAATGGCGTTATTGTATTACCAAAAGTAACTTCCGATACTAAATTAGCACCATCAAAATACTCTACCTTAAAAACACCACTAGCACCTGTTAGAATAGGTATGTTTAATGGCTCATCACAATTATGGTATATCTTAGTATTACTCTGTAGTAAGTCTTGACTTAATTCAGGATTTATCGCATCTTGAAAGTACCCATAGCCTGAGAAAGCAATACCTTCACCTACTAAGTCTTGGTCTGTTGTGCCATCGTCATATGTTCTTATAACCTCCCAACGTACCCACGCATTTTGAACTATATTATAATAAGTTCCTGTATAAATTATTTCTATATAATCTTTAACGAGTTCTCCTATCTCAAATACTATAATTTCCTGACTCGCAGATTTCTCTTTGAATAGGGTATAAGTAGGATTTGTAGGTTCGTTAGTTCCATAATCCCCTGTATATACCCAAAGTCTTAAAGTTGCATTTACTAAATTTGCCATATTCTTTTTTTTAAGGACAAGTAATACTAAATCCTAAATCATTAATTGCTTGTATTATAAAATCCCTGTAATAATTAGGGTCACTTGAATAAGACCTACCTGCTAATACTTCATAATAAAATTTATATTGGTCAGTAAGGTCAGATAAATTATATGGATTATCATAAAGACCTCCAAGTGCACCGCCATTTTCTACTGTTTGTAAGAATTGTTTATATGCAAGACCATAAAAATAATTGACTTGAAAAACAATAGGAGTAATATAACCTGGACTATTTAATAATACATTTCTTAAATTAGTTATATCATCTCTAAAAAGTTGAGTCTGTAGACTTGGATTAAATGTATTATAATTAGCTAAATAACAATTAACTGCCTCATCTTGGAATATAATGTTTATACAGTTGGTTGCTCCTTCTTCTGTAGGGGGCTGCAAGGCTCTATCAAAAGTTCTCTCAGTATTCCAAGATCTTACTTTTACATATTTGTCATACTGTGCTCCATCATTATTGTAGAATTGTACTAAACAATCTTTTAAGTTTCCTGCAGCCATTTGTTGTAATGGTGCAAGTGTACTATTCATAGAACCTGACGCATCAAACCAAATATTTATTTGTGTAGTTTCTTCAATTACAACAGGTGGTGTTACAGGGCAAGTAAAATTAAGAGTATAGTCGTCATTAATAAGTGGGGCATCTACAACTAACTCCACCAAATTAGGAGTAATACTTGTTTTGTTAATTTGCAAAGAATTACTTGCTTTAGTACTTGGGTCTCCTGTTGCTATCTCTCCTATTGGAACTCCTGCATCTAACAAGTCTTGGTCGTACAAGTCAAGACCTATGTAATTAGTAGTGCTTTCGTTACCATCCCATTTTAAGGTAAATTTAGCAGGAACTGCACTACCGCTTATATCTACTGAAAAAGTCCCTGTCTCAGGTGTGTTTACTTGGTATGTAACAACTCCTACATCAGTACCAACGTTCACAGTATCTCCACAATTTACTTGCTCTGTCTGAGGTGCAATAGGCGGTATTACTGCAGGACATCCTGTCTCTCCTTGTATTATGTTTACATAACCTATTTTAGTTCCCTCAGATGCTTCTGCTTCTCCACTTACTGTGTAGTAATCTCCACCAAATTCTACTCTTTGCCCATCACTTAAAGTAACATCAGTAGTTTTCTGAAAAGATAAAAAAGTGGTATTTGAGTTAGGGTCAGTACATTTGATTAACTTATAAAAAAGGTCTGCAGGTGGTATTACGCATCCTATCTCTCCTGTATCAGAGATTAAACCTACCGAGGTATATGTGCCCTGAGTAATATCTACCCTACCTACAATAGTATAATCATTTAGGCTCGCATCCTGAACTCTATCATTGTTGTTTAATGCAGGAGAAAAATCCCCAACCTCTTGCTCACTTACATAACCTGTAGTAGAATCACTACATTTTTGTAATGCGTAATATAATGTAGGCTTTTGCACTTCATTAACTTCAATGTAGTAAGGACTGCGTACGTTTATCTTTTTCATTATCTTGTGAATTCTAGTAAATCATCTATATCTAATCCAAAGCTCTCTATCAGCTCAGGTGGTAAATTATCAAATGCTTTCTCAAAAGGCTTAGTAAAAAATAGAGAGGGTTTTATCCCTTTCTCATAAATACTCTTTTGTAATATGAATCCTATTGTTCTATAGTTACCTTTCTTAAACTTTCCTTTCTCGTCTCTTAGTCTTATGTTCCTAGCCTTTGCCCATTGCATTAATGGTTCCATAGGAGGCTTCTTATTGGTGTACTCGTATATCGTGTTATAACGCTTCTTAGTACCACTTACTCCCTTGTCTATAAACTCCCCATAAGGTAGCATATAGAACTCTAGAGAGAATGAGTTAGGACTTACATTCAAATCATATCCTAGACTACCATACAAATCACTAGAGACATTCTTTTTCTGCTTAGACAGATTGCTTCTAGATTGCTGAATAACATACTTAGCAAACTTGTTTAGAGCTTTCTGTGTTTCTATAAAATTAGCAGACATTTATATCATTCTCTATTATTACATCAAATGTTGCTGCCCATCCTGCTACCTGATTCTCAAACCTATCTCTAAAAGGCTCTATAGAGGCATCTCCTAGTACTTGGTACTTATCTCTATATAATTGTCCGATTCTTAGTTTTTGTATTACCTTGTTCACTACAGATAGCTGAGTGTTTAGCACATCTTGCTCATTGTCATTACCTACAAATATATCTGTCTCTATCTCTTTGGATTGGTCTACTATATCCATTGACAAGATACTGATGTTAAAGCTAAGCGTGTTCTCTGATGAGGTTACACTATTAACAATCATATGAGACAAAGGAAAGATAGTCTGCTTACTTAGGTCTACCTCTGTTAAGTCTCCTGTGGTTACAGTATTGACATTGACATCATCTAGTAGTGTGTCTTTTATAGTGTCAGTTAGTAAGTAGAATCCTCTTATTGATGTGTTCATTTCATTTTGCTTTTTAGTCTGTTTGCTTCTATCTCTGCTTTCTCTTTCTCAAAGGATAGCATCATAAAACATTTATGTACACTTAGTTTAGTGATATTCTCAAATCGTCTAATATCCCCTTGAGCGAGTGCGTAAATTGATTGATACCAACCCCACTTTGCTCCGAATTGAGATATTGCACTAAACTCGTCTCCTCCTGCTCCTCCAAATAATTCATCATAGCTTGAGATAAGTCTATCCCTAAATGGTAAAAAAAAATAATGGAACTGATTACTGCTTCTAGTGGCATATCTTTCATTACCTCTCCATCTCCTGCTTCATAGTCTTTTATAGAATACTTGTCTCCATATTTGCTTTCTATAGGTCTGTAGAGAACTGCCATAGCTCTGTGCATATTTTCCCAGTCTCCTAAGAACGCATCTAAGTCTATGTACTCCCCTAGACTAATATCATCTAGCTTAGGTATAAAGCCATACTCTACACCTTTCATTTTGAACTTAGTTACAAGCTGAGGTTTCTCATTGAACATATCCACCAAGATATTGCAGATACCATCTACATCAGCGTATTTCATTTTAAGAGTATCTGATAGCTTTACTCCACAGAATATCTCTATCATCTTAGAAGCTAGAAACTTCTCATCTTGGTTGTTGTCTTGGATTTTAAGATACCTCTGATACTGGTCTAAAGTAACCTCTGATAAGGAGTCAGGTATTGTAATCTCTACTTTCATATCTATATAACGTATTTTTTAAGGCATTTTAGTTAAAGGTACAAAAAAAGACACCCATTTACGAGTGCCTCTTTCTTACTAACTAAACTTACTTGTTATTCAAACATAGCTGCTAGGGTCATAAAGCATACTGCTGCAGCTCCAAACAGTATGATAAAGGATATAAAGTAATATAAATTTTCAGGGTCTTTCTTAAGCCAATCTCTCATAATGGTAAATTTTATCTTCTATTCTATTAATAACGTATTGTGATAGTAAATCTGTGATGTCTGTTTTAAGACCATCTACTCTAGTTGAGATAATCTCTATAGAGTCTGAACTAGATGGTTCAAAGTAGCCACCTTCTTCTCCCTGGTCAAACTCGTATTCTACTTCTAGTAAAACCTCATCAATGGTAATTTCTATTGTACTCATAATCTGTCTGTTTGAATTAATAATACCCAAATATATAATCCTTATTTGACTTATACAAATTATTTAATAAGTTTTTTTATCTGATAGCATATTTACCATAGTTAGGATTACTCAATACATTGAACACACTATACCTAAGGGCATCTATTGTATGGTCGTTTTTAGGTATTGGTATGTTGGTTAGTTTCCCAGTCTTATCCTCAGTCCACTTATAGTTCCTCATCTCTTGAATCATATTATGAGAGTCAGATGTTATGAATATCTTATATCTCTTTAGTAAGTCAATTCCTGCTAAGATACTACCTTGTCCTTTCTTAGTTGGTCTAACAGGATTACCCATTCTTCTGAGTTCGTCTGCTAAACGAGGCTCTGCTGAATCTAGATAAATAGTTCCTTTATGCTCTAGTGATTTTATCTCCTTACTCAAATCTTGAGTAGTCATCATAGTCCTATATAAAAACTCTTTACAGTATAGGTTATGTTCTTTTTGCCATACACCCACAATAGTTGAGGGGTCATTTGTATATCCTGCGTCCATACCATACGAGAGAAACATAGCATCCTCAGGTATCTTATTAATCTCTGAGAAATTAAATATAGTAGCCTTAGATACTCCCTTTTGTCCTAGACCATATATTTGCCAGTAAGTCTCATCTGTTTCTTTTAGCCTCTCAATCTCTGTTCTGATGTTAGGGTCTAAGAATGGATTGTCTTTGTAAGTAGTGATATAGAAATCACAGTCATTTCTTGTAAGCACCTCATCATAGATAAAGTGATACTCATCTGATGGATTGTAATCTAGCAAGACTTGTTCCTCTGTTCTAAAGATAAGTTGTTGCCAGTCCTCTTTATTTATCTCATTAGCCTCATTGATGTACAGTAATTGTCTTTTACGACCTCTTACCTTTTGAGGTATGTCTAAGCTAATAAACTCTATCAAGTTATCTTTAAGGTTGTATTCAGAGTTAGACTTATTGTGGTCAGCTTCTGAGTAGATGTTATGCTTTTTAAGGATGTCTAAGAAATCTCTCATTACTGTAGCTCTAAGAGATGGAAAGGTCTTTCTACATATTGTTATGGTCTTTCCCTCGT